TTACAGGCAATCATGTCCTCGTCGTCTGCACTAAATAAAGAAATCAAAGCTGCACGGCGAATACCACCTGCTAATACAGCATCTGCTATATGACAAACAATATCATGCACTTCAATAGGAGATAACTTTTCATTATCTTGTTTAGTATCTAAAATACCCTGAACTTTTATCAAACACTCTTTTAAAGGCTGAGGACCTGGAGCTTTACCACCTGAAGTAACTAACATAGCTCCTTTTTGACGAATGTCTGAAAAGTCAAATTGTAATGTTGAACCTCCTTCAAAATAAGACTTCATTAACATTTTAACTGCATCAGCCCATCCTTCAATTGAATCTCCAATTAAATACCTCCTATTTTTTGCAGCGTTAGGTTTACGAATTTCAGGTAATGAATCTACGTGATGTTTTTGAACTGAATATCCAACACCGGTTCCGCCTAACAATAAAAACATTACTTCACCAAACGCTCTCCAATCATCTATAGGTAAATAGGCACAATTGTAAATTCTATTAGGAGAAATTTCAATTGGCTTACCACCGAATTGTAAACTACGCATTGAAGGTAGAATTTTTTTGTCGTATACAAATTTATACGTCTCTTCAATTTCATCTTTTAAATGAGGATACTTTTTAATATGCATCTCCTTGTTTCGAGTTACTAACTCTTCCCAAGTTTCCCTTCTCTGTTTATCCGCTAAGAATCGCGCGTACTTCATATATACCGTCACATCAGACAGTATCTCGTTTGATAATTCCATTGTTGATTAATTTTTTATTGTTTGACATCTCCCCTGGGGCTAATAAATATTCGTTATCCGAGTGAATCTCCCTGGACTTCTTTATATTTTTGTAATAAACTTTTACGCAATAACGACTCGCCATTTTGCATATCATTTTTCGTTTCTTTACCTTGAACAGAGGTCTCTTCATAGATATGAATCTGACCATTAGACATATTCATTTTCGAAGGAAGTGTTATACCGTCAGGGCCAAAACGATTCTTAATGATATGCCATCTACCTGTACCTGCTATTTTATCTGTTACCTTTCTTGATAAAGATAACACAAAGTCAGCAATCATAACTTTTGCATACGACTCAGAAATTTTATCTGCTTCAATAACGTCTTGCTCTAATGCACTTCTATTAGCTTGCGAAGCTGTAAATAATGGAACTGCATATTCACCTGCCACACCACGTAAATCTTCATATATAGATTCTAATTCATGACGCATTTCTTTTCTAGATACAGCGCCTCTTAATAAGTCAGCATAATCGACAATAACTAAATCCGGCTTCTTTCCTATTAAAATCATTTTTTCAATATGAGCTCTTATTGTCGAGCACGAAGCTGTTTTAGTTGGATAATATTTAATAACTAAATTACCTTTGAGTTTGGATATAGTGTTTTCAACTTCATCTATATTATACTTTAAATTTTGATTAGCAATGCCCGTTAATACAGCATCATAACGCTGTCCTACATACCCTTCATTTAATTCTAAAGTATAATGAACTACATTTAATCCTTGCTTAACTGCATGAGCTCCTACGTTAATAAGACCCCAAGACTTACCAATACCTGCCGGAGCTACAAACACTACAAGCTCACCTTTACCAAACCCTCCGTCTGCTAAATCATTAATAACTGGCCATGGAGTTGTAATAGTGGAACGAATATTGTCTTTATAACGATCTTGAACTGACTCGTTATATTCGTGGCCAACTTCTTTATCAGCGCCAGCTTTCATTGCTAAGTCAATTGAAGCTTTAATTGAATCATACTGACCTTTCTTTAGATACTCAACTGACTCTAATATTGCTCGCTTAATACATTGATTTTTACAAAACCCTAACGCTTCTTCTTTAACAAAATCTAAATCTTCAGATTCTAAAAATCTATAAACTTCTTTTAACGTTTCTACTATTGAGGACTTAACAACTTCGCGATCAACTTCTTGTATTTTAATTTTAAATACATCTAAAGTCGGGGCTGTTTTATATTCATGAAAATACTTAACGATTGTCTGTACTATCCATTGATTTGCTTCAGACTCGAAAAACTCTGGAAGAAGAATATCCGATACCTGCTGTAAAAATGCTTTATCGCTTAGCAGGGACGAAATTGTCTTAATCTGAAATCCGTGTCCGTAATTACTTAATTTGTCTGACATACGTTAAATATAAATTAATCTTTTTAATAAACAAAATTATCTTTGACTGTACGCCGCTAATTGATTGAAACTAGTTGATAACCATGAATCTACATTTGGAATTGCTGTATACGCTTTATCACGCATAAACAACTTTTTAAAATTATACGAGTCCAATTTAGGTATTGGTTGATTAGCCATATCAATCATCATTAGTTTAAAATTAGAAGCTATATCTAAGTTTTCTAATGACATTAATTTCCAATTCAATCTTATTGTGCTTTCACTTTCTAATACTGTTTTATATACTTTATGTACATCTTTATTAGCAGTACAATAGTCTAAAACATCTTCGATACTGGCAGTAGCGTCTTCTAACAAAAGCGGAAACTTCGACTGTAATGTCTTTATTCCAATTCCGTTAATACCTTTAATATTGTCTGATCCGTCTCCCATAAATACTTTATAATGTATAAAATTATGCGAAGGAATACCAAATCTAGTTAAAACTTCTTTAGGGGTGTAAAATTTCTTTTCTACAGGACGCCATACTGAAGTTTTATCATTTACTAATTGTAAAAAGTCCTTATCGTCGGACATAATGATAACTTCAGATCCTTTAGGCCGAAATACTTCTGTAGTTAAATATGCGATTGAATCGTCAGCTTCAATATTGTCAATTGAAACTAACGTCATTGGTAAGCATTGTAAATACTCTGACAATTTACCCATTTGTGTTCGCATTGACTCTAATTCTTCTTCTAGAGTTTGCTCACCAACATCTTCTCTGCGATTGAATCTAGTCGACATAGAGCGTCCTTCTTTATAGCCAGAGTGCATTTTCTTTCTTCTAGCTGAACCTCCTTTACCGTCAAATACAATTATACATCGAGTTGGTTTAAATTGTCTTATAACAGCAGCTATGGATCGCATAAACCCTATATAGCCACCAATATGTTCGCCATCGTCATTTACGAGTGGCACTGCGCTGAATACACGAATAAAAGAATTCAGGCCGTCGATAATTAACACTTTACTGTCTTTCTCTAAGCCTGAATTCTGCTTTTCGTGGTCTTCGCGAATTTGTCTTAATAATTCTGCGTAACCTTTCATTTTGTTTTACGATTCTTCGCCTTCAAATTCAGCTTCAACTTTTATATCGTCGATACCAAAATCTTCTCCGGCTTTGTAATTAAGAATGTACTTTTCGCAAATTGTTTTATAAACTTGCTCTTTCATTTCCGGATCGTCAATTAACTTTGATTTGAAGTCTTTAGATTGAAACTTAACTACTTCTCCAGTGTCTGTATTGGTATATGTATACCATGCACCAGCTTGAGTAACTAAATTATAATTCTTCAACATTGTTAACCAACTACCGTAGTCGTCAATACCAGAGTCAAAATAAATGTCATAATCAACAGATCGTAAAGGCGGGCCCATACGATTTTTAACTACCTGAGCTCGAGTTGTAATACCAACTATCGCTTCTGGTTGATCTGCAGACTTTGCAATTTTAATTTGTCCTATTGACTTGAGACGTAAACGAACTGAAGAGTGAAAAGCAATTGCCTTACCACCGGAAGTTGTCCATTGGTCTCCAAACGAAACCCCTAACCTAGTACGTAACTGATTTGTAAAAATTAAACAAATGCGTTCTCTACCAACAAAGTTAGTAATTTTACGCATTGCCTTTGATAAGATAATTGCTTTTGAAGTTGCCCAACCATCTTTATCATAATCAGCTGCCATTTCTGTCTTGGTAGACGCTCCTGCAACTGAATCTACTACTATCGTAACAATTCTAGATCGTGAATTTTTCCTAACAGACTCAACGATACTGTCCATAGCGTCAAAAATATCTTCTATCGTTTCTAAAGGGACATATAACATATCCTTTAAATTTACTCCGATAGCTTCAAGAAATTCTCTTGACACTGCATTTTCGGTATCGATGTATACAGCCAATCCACCCTTTCTTTGGGTGTCAGCTAGAGCGTGCGCTGCTAGTAATGATTTGCCTGAGGCTTCTAATCCTGTAATCTCAATGATCCTTCCTACAGGAAGTCCACCATGAGGTCGATTTGAAATTGCCAAATCTAACATAGTGGAACCTGTCGAAATCCATTCTGATACATCGTTAGGAGCTTCCGAGTCTCCTTCTAAGAAGTAAGCCACCTTATAATTAGACGACTTAAACTTCTTATTAAGATTATCGGCTAAGACTGAAGCTAAATCATCTTGCACTTGCCCTTCTTCTACTGTTGCTTTACTTTTTGCCATAGTTATCCTGTTGTAACCTTCTGGTTACATTAAATGTTACTTATTAAATAGAGAATCGAATGCCGAAGCAACGTCATCAACTTTTGCTACTGGAGCTGACTCTTCAATGTTTGACTTATTAGAGCTAGTAGCTTTAGCAGGAGCGGCAGTTGTAGTTTCTTCTGCAGCTTCTGGGTTTAACCAATTATGTAACAATTTGGTCATTTCTTCATAAGAGTGTTCTTTGAAGATGTCAGTTACTTTTGGTTGCACAGCTAACTTTTCTAAAATAGATTTGTTGTCAGTCACAGGAGTTTGATTCGGTTTTACACGAATTGAAGTCTCTGGATACGATTTACCGGTTTGGTCAGCAGCTTTGAATTCAACTGCGATATCACGTCCAGATACAGGATCTGAAATATCACCGTAGTCAGGGTCAGCAATAAATCCTAGGAGTTCTTGATAAACTTGTTTACCAAAGCCCCAAAATTTAATTCCTTCAGACTCTTTACCACGAACGATAATAGGAACATAACAACGCATTGTTGGTTCTAACTTCTTACCAGCTTTCCAATCGTCAGAATTACCAGTTGATTTTAATTTTTCAGCGAACTCTACAATAGGGTCAGGACGACCAAAAGACATTGGAGATAAAATAGATTTACCACCGAAATTGTAATGAAAATAAAGTTCGATAAATGGATTTTCTCGGTTATGTTGATAAGGAACTATCCTTACTACTTGAGTGCCAGGCTCTGGCTTCCATAAATTGTTTTGTTTACTTGTTACGTTTTGTAACGAATTGAGCTTTTGCTTGATTGCATCTAAATTGATTGCCATACTTTGTTTTTTTAATTGTTAATGAATAATTGATAATTAGCAATTGTTAATGTAAAAATGATTGTCTAGAATGTCAAATCTACATCTTCAACGACTAACATAACCTAAATATAAGATACTTTATCTAAAGTACCAAATATTTCATATAAATATGTTACAGATTAATTATCTGATAGACTTTCGTCTTAAGAACTTTAAGTTCATTATTGGAAGTTACTAATAGCGCATTAGAATATTTTGTCCACTCAACCGGAAACTTAAGATCAAGTATTCCATTGTTCTCAGCCTTAATTAAAGCATTCAATGAATTAATTGTATATAGCGTATTAGTGTCTTTCTTACGATGTACTAACATTGCCCCTGGTAATTGCTTTTTTTGATTGTCTTTATCAACGTTAAAGCTGCAAATTAATTCCGTAGAGCCTTCAATAGACAAAACAAATATTCGTTTATAAACAACTTCATACGTCTTCGTGATCATTACTGTAGTATGATCCAACGTATCTTCTGTCGTAAATAGACAAATAAGTGCTACCAATTTCGTAAGGACTAAATAAATTCATTTATAAATATATTAGAATTTTCTTTCTACGCTAATCATATTGTGGTAGTCTGGGCCTATCTCTATCTTTACCGGAAATCTACCTTGCTGTTCTAATTCCTCCCTTACTACACGTAATAGTTCGGCGCCGTCTCTTTTGTCAAAGTCCCAAAGAAAACTGTCATAGGTATAAAGTATCAGCTTCGAAGAGAACGACTTTGTACGGAGAAGTATGTTATGAATAACTGCCATATTTCTCTCTGTCTCAAAACTTTGCAGCATATAATTTAATAGCTTTGCAGCGTTCATTTCAGTAAAGAAAGATTTAAATAATTTACGTCCAAATAAAGGCGTTTCAATAAATCCATGCTCTCTAAACTGCTCCCATATTAATTGAGTGTATTCGTGAATTTTTGCAAAGAATGGAATAGATAAATACTCTATACCAATACCTCCATATAATTGTCGGAATGAAATAGACTTTGACTCTGCATACTCCGCATCAGTAAGAGTTTCTTTTTGAAAGTAAAACTTACCTAAATACTCGTGCACGGAAATTTTGTCTGGAAATTGATAATCAACTAATGCAGCTAGCAGTCGTAAGTGATAGGCATCGTAGTCAAACGAAACCATAAATCCATTTTCTCCAAATCGAGACACAAATGGCGTTCGCTGCCCACTCTCTTTATTTAAAGCCGCGAAATTAATGCCGCCAAACCGATTGCTAGGTCTTCCGGTGGTTGTGTATATATTATATTCAGAGTATGCGAAATTATCTTGAATAAACTGTTCGTTAAATTTCTTTTTAAATTGTTCATAGTTAGCAAATAATCCATTTTTTTCTATTTGAAAAAGTGAATCTAATATTAATTCATTATACTTTTGAAATGATTCGTCATTTTGAAAATAATCGTATACGTTTAAAAATCTTTGAGCTATTGCCTGAGCTTTTTCAATGTGTTTGGTAATTGGAATAATTGTATTTAGATTACTGAAGTTACCAAAATTTCTAGTAAAAAACTCATGCGCAGTCGTTTCAAAATCATCTTCAATTGATTGATTATTGTAAAAATATTCTACCATACTCATATCAACTAAGTTAGGAGTATCTAAAAATCTTTTAAATCGCTTCTTATTATATACGAATAAATTTTTGTCTTTAGGAAATTGATTGAGTAATTCTATTGGAAGCGATAGTCCTTCAGTGTGATTGAATACTATCATTACTTCTTCATCTAAGTTAATTACATAGACATATAAGACAGAAAGCATATCTGTATATACAGATTTATTCCCGTTACAATAAAAAGGAACTAAAATCCAATTGTATTGTTTACTTTTTTCTAGGAATGAATCAAACTCTTCTATCGTCTCAATAATATTCATAACCTAGCAAATATAAGTTAATTACTTGGAATAACCAAATAATTTTTTAATTTCCGGTTTGACATATGGAGAGTGAATAGAAAATTCAATATAATCAGTTAGAAAGTTTTTTAATCCTGGCATTTCGTAATCTTTTAGCAATACCAATCTTCTGTTAGTGTCGTAAACACCATACACTACATTTATACCCTCTTGTATATCGTTTATTGGGCCGGTCAATTTCCAATCAATTGCTAATCCAGAATATAAATTTTGATTTACGCCAGAACTAGTTCGTTTCCAAAGATTATACTGAATATTGTTTACTTCAATAATATCTTCAAAAGTATTGTAATTTCTTCTACGTAAAAAATATCGCTTAAAACGACCAGCTTCGTAATCTTCTTCGGTTGGAATAGGTATTACTTGTTTAGGCGACACAAAGGCACTAGCTTTTTTAATTAAAGTATTATAAACTGCGTTGTCAGGCTGAGCGGCTACATTTACATACTTAATTAACTTAACAGATTGTGATCTTACATACACTGCACCTGAAGCCACTTTACCGTCAATATATCTATGATAATATCCAATATATTCCGTGCCGTCTTCAGTCATCCACTCTTTACCAGCAGTGTATAAATTCTCAACAATATGAGACTTAGGATAATATATTTTATTTCTTATTGCCATATTAAGGAATTACTCTACAAACTGTTGATAATGTTGTTGTCCAATCGTTAGCTGATATATTATGCTCTACTTTAGTTACGGTAAAACAAAGTTGTGACTGTTTAAATAACGAAGGTAAATAATTACAAGTAATTGCATTTCCAAATACAAATCCTTCTATACCGTCTAAAGTACAAGAAAAATCTATTGGAATAGGATATGAAGACGGATCTGTCGGAGCTTTTGGAGCCAATGCTGCTCGTATCGCAGTTCTAGCTCCATTAACATTTTCATCCGTAACTCCTCCGACTCCAAT